TTTTCATTATTAAGAATTTGTGCCGCAACACTCCGTGAAAAATGGGTTATATAATCTATTTCTGGCACCCTATAATAGGGATCGTCCTCGAGTTCTCTGTCGCTAGCACATATAAAACCAACCATTATGAACTTCTCCATTCATCAAGCTGCCGTTGCGCCTCTTTTTCTGTTGCAAAAAGGGTGCTTTCATCGGCATATCCAAACATATTTTCAAGGCAATAGCGGGGGTGCTTATCAATAAAATCGATGCTCTTAATAACATATTTGGTGACTTTGTTATTTAACTCATCAGCTCTAAAAACGGTGTCTCCCACATTAAATTTATTCTTACGGTTTAAACGTTTCGGATCGTTATTAGCGTTTAAAAATGCCACATAGTCCCTTCTTTTCGTAACCACCGTACTGCCAACCTTAACCATATAATCATATAGAGCCTGTATATTGCCGTGGCGGTCAGCGAGCGTTTTAATATGCCGTTCTAATTGCTCAAACATCATTTGATAATTACGCGCTACCTCTTCACATCGCGCTACGCGACGCTCAAGCTCTGCAATCCTGTCGCGCTTTTTAGGCGCGACCTCTAATTCTAAATCATTCATAAAACCCTCCTAATGTGTTGCAGGAGTTTCCTTCTTTGCCTCTTTTACGGCTTCTTTTAAAGCACCAAAAATAGCAGCACCAATCATATCGCCAAATGAACCACGCTTTTCCTGCTCATGAGTAGTAAAAAAGAAATCTTGTTCAAGATTAATTTTGTCCCATTCGTTTTCGATGGCTTTTGGGGTTTGCATAAATGGATGGTGCAAGTTATGGCCCATACCAATAGCGTCTCGTGAAATTTCTAAGGCCATATCAACCCCTTTAAAAATACCGCGTAGACGTGCAAATGATAGATAACGGATAAACATATCCTCATTTTCATCAATCATTATTTCGGCTTGTTTCGTGATTAATTTGGATAAATCTGCTGCTTTTAGGGCTTGCGATCTTAAATATTTTTCATCAATTTTTACTTCTTCACTCATTTTGACATCCTTATTTGTGGCACACTTTATTAAACTTGCACATTTTGCACTGATACCATAAGGGTGAGCCATGAACCTTTGGTGGTGCAATTACCGCGGTCGATATCATTTGCGCTTTTTGCTCTAGTTTTTCATAAAATTCTGCGTCAAAAGTCACTAATTCATCGGAAAGATCACTATTATCCTTATTTAGTACAAGTATATATGTACTAAATATCCCGCTCATGCCCATATACGACTGTACTTGCGCGTAATATTGAGGATTCCATACCTTCAAACCCTTTTTAACAAATATCTTAAAACTGGCATCTTTTGCCGTTTTTACCTCTAAAATAGCCTTCAATTTGCCTAAAAATATGATTCCATCGAAGTGACCCTGAAAGATTGGCACGTTTCTTGCACGATAAGTTTGCGGATCTAAATCAATCAAAACCCCACAATCCTTAAGCCATTCAATAACCAACCCCTCAAGGCGCTTACCAATCGCCCAAGTCCTGCGAGTTTTCGCAGGAACCGCCTCGGCTTTCACTCCTTTATACTGATACCAAATCTGGCGTAAACAATCGGAGCCAATACTGCTGGCCCCAATGTAGTCTCTTACATCATCCTCGGCCTTGGATTGATACTTTTCAATCCTCTTACTAAGCTTATCTCTGGTCATGACATCCTCAAATTGTTCAAAACTTGATCAAAATGGCACATCATCATCCAAGCTTGTATCGGTCGGTAATGCGTTACGGTTGAATGCGCTATCGATTGGGCCTTGTGAGCTGCTATAGCTAGCACTTGTTACCGAGGTATGTGTGCCTTGAGGTAAGCCCGGGCCTGTTTCTGATTTAAAGCCTTTTGCGTCGTGAATTTCGGCTACCCAATTATAGGAGCGACCCTGATCGTTCGGCTCTGTTTCACGAATTTTAATACCTGCAACCTTGCCTCCGAACACCGCTAAGTCTTGATCAGTAGGAACGTTGGCGTGTTTTGGTTTCATGTTGAATAGCTGATACATAAGTTTCATCATGTTTAAACCGCGATGGCGCGTTTTTGCGGGATCTTTGTCGCGTGGATCTGCATCTATAACCTTAAGCTTTTGCGTAATCTTTGCGCCCCTAAAATCGCCCTCGGTAAGTACCCAGTTCACGCTTAAGAATTTAATCCCGTTAAACTCGTCATTAACAAAGGACTCGATGCGTGCTAACGCCATAGTGCCGTCTGGCACTTGGGTAATTGTTTTTGCAAAAGCGTCCTCTGCTTTGCCCGTAACCTCGCCTAATTCAGATTCCCAGAAACTCATTTTATTTATTCCTCATCATTAAAGTAATTTTCGACCGCGCCTTTTACCACCTGTAAATCGTTTGGTATCAGGAACTCTTCAAACATACCCATCGGGCTTTTTGCTAAAAAATCGCCATCATCTTGGGTTTGAAACATGTACTCGCCATCTACAATACGAGAATGGAGTACGGTGGTAAACAGGCCCTCTAGGGTGATTTTTTCATCAAGCATCTTACCGATTGTTTTAAGCTTGGAGCGACCCATTTGATCCATATCGCTATGCGCTAAAATAAAGGTGGTAAGGGATGGGCGTGTGCCTGTGGTACAGGCGTTCATTGTTGACCAGCCATGATTTGCAAGGTCTGAAAACTTATCAAACCCTTTCTCTGAGGCGCGTTTAATAAACTCATACGACAAAATATACTGCCAATCATCAATCACTAAGGTGGTAATGTCAGGGCGGTCTTTATTAACCGAATCAATACAGCGCACTACCATTGCCCAATCATGCGTGGTGTAGTAATTCCCTAATTTATTTTCTTTGGTAATGGGCTTATAGCCTTTTTTGAACCCTCGAAAGGGTAGGGGTTTGTCCAAAACATTAATTATGAATGTGGTTTTGGGATCTAAGTGGCGCAGGGCAGTGGACTTGCCGCTGCCTGATTGACCGATAACTAATACAGTATTACTCATTTATACTCGCTCCTTGATCGTGATTCCTGCCTTACCTGGCTTTTTATCAATTAACTCTGCAAGCGCATCACGTACCTTTTTAGGGGCGTCCATCATGTACTTATCACAAAGCCTTTTATCTACGGAGTAAGATACAGACTCTTTAATCGGATTAAAATCATCAGGTAACTTAACATCGCCTGATTCATACAGCTTTTTATTGAGCGAATAAACAAAAGGGGTCTTAACCTCAATTTTCCAAACCCCGTATTCATACGATTTTTGGCCCTCATGATCGTGCTCTAAAGCACCTATGATGTTATCGGTTAATTCTTCTTTGCGTACCAAAAGTTTTGCTAGCTGCTTATTTACTTTTTGAAGCTCGGCAATGCTCTCGGAAAAACAACGCTCTTGTTCATTTGTATGGTCTCTATCTTGCATTTTAATACCTCTTTACTTTATGTAGTCTGCGTCGGTATTGACGTAAAGCTATAGTACGTCACTTATTGCGTTAAGTCAACTATTGCGTTATACTATTTTCACAGTAACAATAAAAAGAGGGCGAACGGGTGAAACCAGAAGAGGTTAAAAAGTTTTATAAGACAAAGTACAATTTCCATAAAGAGACGGGCATTGCGGCGAATACTTTAGGTAACTGGTTAAAGAACGGTTATATCCCGGAGGGTCAGCAATGCAAGATTGAGCGTCTTACTAATGGATTATTAAAGGCGGATTTAAATCATGGAAATTCAAACTGAATGGCTTGATAAATTAAGCATTAACAACGATGGGAGAGGGTTTATGACGCAAGAGCAATATATAGAACATGAGGTAAAGCTTCGTGTTCACGAGGAGCGTTTCGGGGTTCATCTTGAGCGATTTTGTAAGCTTGAATCCAAGCTTAATTGGATTATTAGCTTATTGGTGGGTGGGATGATTTTGCCTGTTTTTTTACATATTTTTAAGTTGATTTAAATGAATGATGCGCTTTACAAGATTTATTATGATTTAAGAAATTTAATTAAAAAGGCTCAATCCTCGGAAATTCCGGGTGCAGGGGAGCGCACATTGGTTGAGGAGTGGGATCTTGCCGCTGAAACCATCGAGAATATGGATCCTAATTATAAAACGCGTTATGAACGTCTTGTTACCAATCAACAATCTCTTACTCCTGAGCAAATAGATTTTATTTGTTATCAGATTGGGGATTGGTATTTGGAGTGGAAAGACAGGCTTGTTATCGACCTTAAAAAAGGCACGCATCGTTTGGGATATGCTAAAGAACAGCTTAAAACTTTGATTTGCGGGGAATAAATGAAGATTGGAGATTTAGTTACGGTGGTTACCGGATGTCATGATTGTGGCAATGTTCCGGCACGGATATTAGAAATTGTTGACGATCGTTTCTTTGTTGAATGTATCGGTGACCTACCGCATAAGGCTCAAGAACGCAATATTTGGGTAAGTCATAAACATATACGAGGTAACGATGAGCGAGGATAGTAAAGGTATTATGCTTGATGAGGAATGTTTTAAATGTTTGGTTCGTGGAGGGGTTGTTCATTCTGGAAAAATACGCATTGCATTATCTGATATAGGTTTTGATCGCATGTATGACGCTATTGCAAACGCTCAGGTTGGATTTGATATTTACAAGGATCACCACAAAAATGATTGAAACTATAGGAGCAGTACTTTGCTACGTTAATGATGCGCTTAGGATAATAAACCCTTTTTTATTTATGGGGGCGACCTGTATTTGGGTAAGGCTTAACTGGAAAATACAAAAAGAAATGAATCGCAATTATTTGCGCCAATATTGTATTGAGTCACAAATTGATTACATCGTAAGTAATAGGGATATTGATCGTGAATATATCGACCATTTGCGCCATATATATTCAGGATTTGAGGGGAAAAAATGAGCAAGTATATTTGTTTGTGCGGCATGACTTTTGAACGCGATGGAGAGGCGAAAGTTCATTGCGAGATAATGAACCAACTAGATTTAAACGCTCCGTACACTACGCATAAAATATTTAAACAACACTGGCAAGCGCGTTTTGCGACATGGTTTTTTAGTTTGCCGGGTAGAAAAATATCGCACTTTATTGGTGGCTATTTAATTTATTTCGTCCTTATCCATCATTTTCATATTGATTGGTCTTGGTGGGAGGCGACCTTAATTGGTGTTGGAATGGGGTTATATATCGAATGAACGAGCCATTTTATCAGTTATACAAGTCATTACGGGACACGGTTGCAGACTTTCATGATAAAGATTTAAGCCAACCATTTATAGATTTTATTGAATGTACGAAATCAAATTGTGATCGACAAGACAGATCTGATCCTAAATATCTTAATCGATGGCAAAATGAGCGATTTTTATTATTTAGATTTCATAGAGGAGGACTTAATGAGTCGATGGAAACAGCGGTCATTGTTGACTCTTTCGAACATCTTTTAATCCATATTTCAGATGCATGGGACGTACCGTTTACTAAATTGACCGTAACACCCTATGTATTTGATCACCGCATTCAATGGGATACCCATCTCGTTTGCGTATCTCTTGGTGACATAAGTTACCCTGTAGGCTATTTAAACAAAAAACCAGATTGGAGCATTAAAGACTATGAGTGAAGAAAATAAAAACGTCTACGAGGCTAAAAATTCATTAAAGGCCCATATTAAATTCTTTGAGGCGTTACTTAAACATGTTAACGGCACTGATGAAGTACTTAAGGCACGCGCCATGTGGGCTACGTGGTGCTTGCATCGCTACATTAACGATGGGCTTATAGTTGATATTGAAATGGCCATGAGGGAATATGGAACGAAGGAAAAGCAATAAAACTTTTACAAGGATGAATACATGAACATCGATTTGCACGCAAAATCTCAGGATTTACTGGAAACTTTGGCTAATTCGATACATGATCGGGAACCGAAAAGCACAAGCCCTTTCTTTTTTAATATTAACGAGATACACGTGGCAGAAAAATGGTTAAAAGAATTCCTAAATGAAGTGCTTGACGAATCCTATTAAAGAAAAAGCCCGGAAGTGGAGACACTGGCCGGGCTTTTTTGTCATCTAACTAACTTAACATAAGGAGGTCATCATGAAATATGAAATCAACAACAAGGTAACTGTAGCATGACAAATAGAAAAAGCATAGATATGGCTATTGTTAGAAATCCAGATATTGAAATTGCTACTAAATATTTTTATGTATGTTTATTAATGGAGTTAGATAGTGCAGGATCTAATTGTGCACCTCTATGCGCCGATGGGCTTAGTTTTAATTGTGGATTAAGTAAGTCTCGAATTTATAGAGCACGCGCTCAATTAATTAAATTAGGCGTGTTAAGATTAACAAAGAAGTTTTGTTCAGATACGGGGAAAAGATCAGAGGATATTTATGAGTTAATTTAATTTAGGGCATCCAGCCCTTCGCCTCACTTACGGCAAATAAGTGGGGGAACATCCCTACAACAATAGTACTTACCACGGTACGACTAACGAGGAAATTATACCATGTCATCGCCAAAAATAAACCTTAATAAGGAAATCATCGCTTTATTTTCTGGTCAAGCAAGCGTCGTTACCACCCCCAAACTTTATATTAAACTTACGGGAAGCCATTCTCTCGCTATAGTACTCAATCAATGCGTCTATTGGTCAAACAAATCCGAACATAAAGACGGATGGTTCTATAAACAATATCACGAATGGTTTGATGAGGTTCATATTCCCGAGCGCACCCTTCGTCGTCGCTTTGACCGCCTTGAACAAATGGGATGGATAACCACTAAAGTTAAAAAGATACGTGGATTAAATACAAAACATATCTATCCCCACATGGACAAGATAATTGACTCAATATCTATCATGTTGAGCACAGATTGCCCCGACCGGCCAACTAGTCCGGTTAGCCCAGAAAGTGAGCAAAAACCCTGTACAAAAGTTGCCCCGACCGGCCAATCTGGCCGTTCGGAACCGGCCACTTTGTCCGATTCCTCTATATATACAGAAGACTACGAGCAGATAAAAACTACTGCAGTATTTTTTCAGAAACTTTAGACCAAAATCTTTTGAGTCAAAAGCTGCACCGAGATGAGAGATCGGACGCTGAATTTATGGATCACGTCGTTGAACACGTTGATAATCACAGCGATAAACAATTTACACGCCTTGTAAGAGCGCAAGGAGCGCTTAAGCTAATAACGCGATTGAAAAAAGAGGGTATTGTTTTTTATGCCAAAGGGAAACAGCCAAAATTAGAGGACAAACCTAAGGCTGTTAAAACTAAGGGGCCATTTACACACGAGGAGCTTGAGGCTGTACAGGAATTGAATCACGCATTAAAAATGGCCGATT